GCTGGCAGTACCTCAACGAGGTTGTGCGTGTTGTTTATAATGCTGATATTTGTCCCCTCAGCATCTGGCTCTTTAATCCCAATGGGAAAGTCTGTACATGTGCATTTGTACAGCTCTGTTAGCTTCTTTGATATTAAAGCGCGCATTAAGTGTCGGCCAGTCAACAGTTGGAAGTTCAGTGCTCTTCTCTGTCTTAATGCGGCACACTTTTGTCATTTGTTCAGGTAGTTGTAATTTATGACTTCTAAAATAGGTCTTAATTGCTTCTAATTCGGGAACACTGAGATCGTTGACCATCATGACGCTTGAATAAGCTAAATCATGATCCACTTCCACGTCAACATGTTCAGATTTAAAAGATTCTAATAGGTTGTAACTACTTACTAAATTAATGTTGAGTCCAGCTCTAACATTGCTCTCTATTAAGAAATCTGCTATATCTTCATAAATTGGTATTCCCTTGTAAAGCACTTTATACATCATCCCTAAACTTTTGTAATAGTGTGCGACCCAACCATTTCTGATGATATCATCATTGATGCAAGTGGTTAGGCTTGAGATTAGTTTCTTCAATTTTTGTACATAATAAAATTTTCCAGGCATCACTTGGACAAAATGTCCTGAGCAAAATTCAACGTCGGTCCAATGCTTACGCACTATTAATTTAGCATCAAAACCGAATGATTGATAGTAATTCTTTGGTTCACTAAACCTTGGTACAGACATGTAACTATCATCACCTTTCAAAACAAATTTGAAAGTCTTGCAATTTGGCTCACGACAATTGTCGAAGGTACAATGGGGGCAAAAGTTTTTAATTAGAAAATATTGTGTCGCGATGTAATTTAAAATTCCGTTTCCGAGTGATGTATCCATATCACCTGATCCACGGCAATAATCGAAAACGAATTTAATACCACAATTTGTGTGCCCCTTTTTGTGCAATTTTAAAGCAAAGATTTTCTTCAAGAATTCATGCATGTGTGTTGGTAGAACACCTTTATAAACAAGGTATTCAAAATCCAAGACTTCAGCTCTTTGCGAAGCCTCAAATTTAGACATATCATTTTCAACAAACCATTCCCCAACCAATTTGCTGAACTTTTCACCGCACGCAGCATAATCACAAGCGTTGGCCACCTGGGGTAACTGAAAGAAGGCTTTTTCTATTGGCTCCACAATTTGTGCGTAGTACCAATTGAATATTGGGTTCCTTCCCATGATCATCCTAGGTGACTTCCCCTGTTCATAATATCTTTCGTTTTTGACGAAAGCTGAAATATCGCTGTCACGTGCGCAATCAAAACCTCTGTTGATGATTTTGTCTAATGCATTTTTATATCTTTGCCTTAATTTGCCTTTCTTGGAAGACAAGAAAGTTTGAGATTCAAAAGGCCTGTAAAATTTCTTAATTTTGGACACCAGGTCTGAGATTATTAAGAAAACTAAACTACGATCTAGTTGATGGCAATCAGAACTATAGCAATGCGCAAACTGAGTAGTAGCAACCGTCTGCGCCAGTTCGCAAGGCGCATTCTTCGCTGTGTTAGCATCGCATTTACCCACCTGAAACAAGAATCTAATATTAGCAAAACGAGTGTATTTTCGGGTGAAATTATCATAACTAATATGGCTACGATTAACACACATATGGTGACGACTCGTCTCTGTCTGTACAACTGCACTATCCGTACTATCAGGTAAATAATCATAATCCAGAATCTGAGGATTATTATTGTTCTTAGCAAGCAAAGTATTGAATAAATTATTAGCTTGACTAGACCGTAAATCTGCGTGATCAATATACAAATCATCCTCCACGCAGTGAGAATGAAGTTGGTCCTTACTTCCACCTGCTCCTCCTGGCGACCAACCCAAGAGTTCAGCTTTCTGTACCAGCTCTGAGGTACTTCCCCGGTTAACTTCTCTCGTGTCATCTTCACCGCTGACTCTGCATGGTCCGAGACTCTGTGCATAGCTGATGTTGCGGCAAGTTTGCTTGATGTTTTCATACCCTGGAGTGAGTTTGCTCCAGCTCCTATCGTCGATGACACCCATTGTTTCCACTCTTGAGAATCCGGCAGGTATTGCCCTATGTTCGGCAACGTTGGTCTCTTCTGATACCATTTCTTCTCCGGCGGACTGTACCAATCTACGATCGATTGGTAATACGACTTTGGTTCTGCCGGTGGATTTATGTATTCCCACAAAGAGTTTACATAATTGACAGTTCCTGCAGTCGCTTCGGAAAGTGTGGTTGTGGGCACCGTCCAAGATGTTGGGAGTCTCTTTGAGATACCGTTTTTCAAGAGACTCCAAGACGTTGTGGTGGCATCCTTGCATGACGATAGTATGTTCATGCTTAGCCCACCTAATTCCCAACCCCCATTCCAAGTAAGATCTTTTATTGCATTGACTGTGTAGCTGAGCACGTTTACTGTCGAATGCAACGCGTGCTCGCTTCCAAGTTGTAAGATGTCCCAGTTTGTCCTGTACGCCTTCTCGAACATGAATGCATTGATCTTCATTGGCACACTTAGCGCTTCTCTTCTCAAAGTTGGTGATAGGCACCCTAGGAAGATTGCGATGAAGAAAATAACCCTTGCCTGCGGTATAGAGAGACTGCCAGCTAGTTGAAAAGGCCGCAGCAAGGAGAACTTCGATAACCAATTCCTGTGTTCGTCACGTTGGGCTGAGATCATTGGTTGTACCTGATCATCAACCGCTCTTTGAACTGTGTGCCAAAATGTATTGACAACTAAGGTTTCAGTTCTACTATCCAATGGTATTTTCTTTTCATCCATGAATTTAATGGCTAACACAGATGCATGTTGCATAGCCACCCTACGATTGAAAACACCGTCTACTAGATAATCGACGTTCCTATGTAACCTTATATAGTTAAAGAGCTCTTCGTTAAAACAGTCCGCTTGGGAAATCAAAGAGTTGTCAAAACCATGCAAGTCTGGATTGTATGTTGTTGAAGGGTCGAATCTTGGCTTATTCCAGATGTTCATCATCTTATCTCTCAATTCTTGCCAATATCGTTGTTCATACACATAACTTGCAACCACTTCTCTATTGGGTCCAACGTTAAATACAACTGCTTCATCGTCGTCAGCGTCAATGTGGTTGGATTGCGGAGCTAAGCGATGCTCACACGCAAATAAATCAACA